TGATGAAATGTTTTTGAAAATGATCTCAAAGTATCCTGTTATCTTAACAGAAACTGAAGACGCAAAAAATCTCATTAGTATAAAAAGAAAAGTATTAGGTGTAGGTAACGTAGAAGTACCCATTGATGTTGATGGCACTATTAGAAAATTACCACTTGACAAATCTGTACCAAGTGTTATAATGAATGTTATAAAATTTCCATTACCTAAAATAGATGATATATGGATAGATTTTAGACATCAAATACCTAGAATAGATCACGCTGATTTAGATTGGTCAGCTGTAAAAGGTAAGATTGTATTCATAGGTGCTACATTTAAAGGATCAACATTTGTATTAACACCCAATGGTCTAAAAAATCCACACGATATAATGGCAATGTCAACTGAAACTTTACTATCAGGTAAGTATATAACAAGACCAGATTGGTTACCTACGTTAGAATGGATAGGATTAATATTAGGTTTACTTGCATTTATATTAATTATACCTAGAGTAGGTTTGTTTTGGTCAGCGGCATTATTATTTGTTGCGTATATTGATATTGCTTTAGGTTCTGTTTATCTATGGCATAGTAAAATGATAATTACAGACTGGTCGTATATTGCAATTGTAATAACTATTGTATGGACACATTTAATTTACAATAACTTTGCTAGAGAGAATAGATTAAAGTTACAAATTAAAAAACAATTTGAACATTACCTAGAACCAAAGATGGTTAAGAAGTTACAACAAAATCCTAACTTACTTAAACTAGGTGGTGATACAAAAGAACTAACATTTTTATTTTGTGATATAAGAGGCTTTACTCCTATATCAGAAAAGTATCAAAAAAATCCACAAGGTTTAACTGTGGTTATCAATAAATTTCTAACTCCAATGACAGATATAATTATGAAGAACGGTGGCACGATTGACAAGTATATGGGTGACTGTATAATGGCATTTTGGAATGCGCCAATTGACACACCTAATCACCGTGATTTAGCGATTAAATCTGGACTTGAAATGATAGATATGCTCAAAACGCTTAACAAAACTAGTGGTTTCGGAAAAGGCAATAAACTAAATATTGGTATAGGTATTAATACAGGAAAGGCCGTTGTCGGCAATATGGGATCTGAACAAAGATTTGATTATTCTGTTTTAGGAGATGCCGTTAATCTCGCAAGTAGATTAGAGGGCGTCAGCAAAAACTATGATGCGACAATGGTCATAGGTGAAGATACTTATAATCCAATAAAAGACAAATACAATTTCCACAAGCTAGATGATGTGCAGGTGAAAGGTAAATCCAATAAAGTAGCAATCTATACAATCAGGGAGGGTTATGACTTTACTTCAAAAGAGAAAGTTAAGACTAATAGCAAAAAGGATAATAAGAAATGATAAAAAAAGAAAACTATATTTACTCAATTTACAATGGATTAAGATACGAAAACAAAAGCTACGCAGAAAAAGGAGAACTTTTATAAAACTCTGGAAGCTACAAAGACTAAATACACTCAGACGTTACCATATGGTTGCATAAGAGAGACTTGACTTCCACATAAAAATAAATATAATAGAGCTAATATATCAATCAATGCTTTATATGCATATGACCCATATGGGAACTTAAGCTCATTATAAACCGTCTTTAATAGAGATAGAATAAATGCCAGATACAACAGAAATAAAAGTAGATATAGAATCATTAAGAAAAGATATTGAAAATGTCAATACTATTCATAATAGATTAGATACAGCTATTGATAAATTAACTGATGTATCTACATCTATAAAATCTATGCTTGCTGTACACGAAGAAAAGATTGCAAGACAAGAAAAAATAGATGAAGTTATATTTGAAAAATTAAAAGATAGAGCAGATGAAATATCTGATGTTTATAGAGAGTTAAAGAAAGATGTGGAAATGAGTGAAAAGAGATTACTCATTGAAATTAAGTCATTAAAGAACGATATAGGCGCTAGAGTAGGTATTTTAGAGAAATATAGATGGTTGATTATGGGTGGAGCGATTGTGATAGGGTGGATACTATCCAAGAATTTTGTACTAATTATGTCAATGATGAACCCAGCTTAGGGTTGACAAATATGGTAGATTATGGTAATATGATGGTGTGTTATGTCAAGTTATATAGATTTAAAATTTATCTCTAATTTAAAGAGTCGATTATCTCAATTTAAACAAAAGAATGATTACTTGTTTAATTTTAGATGCCCACATTGTGGCGACTCTAAAAAGTCAAAATTAAAAGCTAGAGCATATCTTTATAGAGTTAAAAATGATATGTTCTTTAAATGTCACAATTGTGGCATGGGTCAAAATCTTGCTAACTTTATAAAGTATGTTGATCCAAAAATGTACTCTGAATATCTATTAGAAAGATATAAGAAATCGGCTCCTGCGACACCGAAGCCGAAGTTTGATTTCAAACCTGCGTTTGAAGACAGAACTATACTTGATGATTTGAAAAGTATAAAACAATTAGATGATGAACACCCTGCAAAACAATATGTAATAGGTAGAAAAATACCTAGTGAATTTTACGACAAACTTTTTTTCTGTGATAAGTTTGGTCAGTTAGTTAATAAAGTAAAACCAAATACATATAAAACTAAAGACCATCCTAGACTTATTATACCTTTTTATGATACGACTGGAAAACTATTTGCTTTTCAAGGTCGTGCTTTTGGAAATGAACAACCAAAATATTTAACGGTAAAGTTAGATGAAAACAAACAAAAAGTTTATGGCTTGGAAAGAGTTTCTTTTCAAAGACCTATCTTCATCACAGAAGGCCCACTTGATAGTCTTTTTGTTGATAATTGTATTGCTGCTGCTGGAGCAGATTTAGTTTTAAAAAATAAAATACCTAACGATCAAGTCACATATATATTTGATAACGAACCAAGAAACAAAGAAATTATAAAACGTATGTATGGTGTGGTAGAAAAAGATTACAACCTAGTCGTGTGGCCTGATGATATGCGACATAAGGACATTAACGATATGATTTTAGCAGGCACTAGTAAAGCTGAACTGGGTGACTTACTAAATAAAAACACTTACTCAAAACTTTCAGCATTAACTAAATTAAAAGATTATAAAAAGGTATAGGAGGATATTTAATGGGCGATAATATAAATGTAGTGAAACGTGGTGTTAGAGGTAAAGAGCCATTAAATATAGAAAAGATACACGAAATGGTTGAGTATGCGTGTGAAGATGTAAGTGGCGTATCAGCATCGCAAGTTGAAATGCAAAGTGGTTTACAATTTTATGATAATATATCCACAAACGAAATACAACAAATTTTAATCAAGTCAGCTTCAGATTTAATTTCATTAGACAATCCAAACTATCAATATGTTGCAGCAAGACTATTACTTTATAGTTTAAGAAAACAAGTTATTGGTAGATTATGGGACCACCCACACATATACGATCACGTTAAAAAAGCTGTAAATAAAAATGTTTATGATGAAAAACTATTGACAAAATATCAAAGAAAAGATTTTGATAGAATGGAAAATTGGATTAACCACGAAAGAGATTATACTTTTACATATGCTGGGTTAAGACAAGTGATTGACAAATATCTAGTACAAGATAGAAGTAATGGCGAGATATTTGAAACGCCACAATTTATGTATATGATGATCTCTGCAACAGTGTTTGCTGATTATCCAAAAGAAAAGAGAATGACTTATGTTAAAAAATACTATGATGCAATTTCAACTTTTAAAATCAATATTCCAACTCCCGTTATGGCTGGTGTTCGTACTCCTCTTAAACAGTATGCTAGTTGCGTTCTTGTTGACATTGACGATACCTTACCTAGTATTTTTTCTTCCGATATGGCTATTGGTCGTTATGTTGCCCAAAGGGCAGGCATTGGTATCAACGCAGGAAGAATAAGAGGTATTAATGCAAGAATAAGAGGTGGCGAAGTACAACACACAGGTGTTATACCATTTTTAAAGAAGTTTGAAGCGACTGTAAAATGTTGTACACAAAATGGTGTAAGAGGTGGTAGTGCTACTGTTCACTTTCCAATTTGGCACCAAGAGATAGAAGATATTATTGTATTAAAAAATAATAAAGGTAGTGAAGATAACAGAGTTAGAAAATTAGATTACTCAATTCAAATATCTAAACTATTTTATGAAAGGTTTATTAATGAAGAAGACATATCATTATTTTCTCCGCACGAGGTACCTGAGCTATATGATGCGTGGGGAACGCCAGAGTTTGACGAGCTCTACGAAAAAGCAGAAAGAAAAACGAGTATCAAAAAGAAAAAAGTAAGTGCACAAGAATTATTTTTTGACATATTAAAAGAGAGAGCAGAGACAGGTAGAATTTATATTATGAATATAGATCATTGTAATACTCACTCATCATTTAAAGATAAAATTATGATGTCAAATTTATGCCAAGAGATTACTTTACCCACAGATCCTATTCAACACATAGATGGTGAGGGTGAGATTGCTCTTTGTATATTATCTGCTATAAACGTAGGTAAAGTAGATGAAAGAGATGAATTAGAAGATTTATGCGATTTAGCTGTTAGGAGTTTAGATGAAATAATAGATCATCAAAACTATCCAGTAAAGGCAGCAGAAATATCAACAAAGGCTAGAAGAAGTTTAGGTATAGGTTATATAGGTCTTGCTCACTATCTAGCTAAACAAGGTTATACTTATG